TGAAACTTTATACCGCTTTTTGTTTTCCCTTTTACCATCTTCCCATCCCCTTTATTACGGTGTTATGCACCTTCTGTGTACTCGACATGAGTCTTTGCGCTTGAATCCGGATATGCACTTATCGTGATTCCGTAAGCAATCGCATCAGAATCGTTGTAAGTGATCTCATCTCTGGAAGTGATTGCACCATCAGGAATGACGATACGTCTTGCGATTCCGCCACGAAGAGCAAGCTCAAACACCCAAACCGCCTCTTCGGGATCTTCTGCCACTACGTTAACCGTAGAGTTCCCGCTCGCATCAACCGTAACATTGTCAGAGCCATATACCGCCTTGAGTACATCAACATTCTTTGTCTCAATAAGTGCAAGGGAAAACTCATCATTCATCTCTGTAAGAGAGCGAAGTACGATATTTCCACCCCATGCCTTTGTTGCCTCAACCGAAAGCTCATTGTTGTTGCTTAATCCGTCCTCTGACACATAGCCAAGAGAAACGAAAGCAGGATCGAGTGCTGTGGTCGCATCTGTCGGAAGTGTAGTCCCGATAGGAGCGCGATATACGGCACCGGACACATTAGGTTTTCCAACTGTAACGTTGGTTGCTGTATTTGCCATTTATTAAGTCTCCTCTCTGTAATAGTAGAAGTTGAACGTTAATTCATATTGATAAACGTTGTTTGCGGAGTCTGTCTGTGCTGATTCTCCGCCCAACGTAGAACTTGTGATATAGTCTTCTGATATAGCATCCAGAAGTGCATCTTTGACCGAATCACGAAGCTGCGCTGTTTTGTAAAGCGTACTTGAGCGGACCGTCACGAAGAACGTTGCCGCATCAACCTTGTTAACAAGTCCTGAATCTGCCAAGCGAAGCAAAACATACTCTTTTGGCGGATTCTTCGGTTGTTCCATCAGCACCGGAATCGGATCAATTTTCTGTGCAAGATAATCTCTTATTGCTACCTCAATCATTTCTGTTTCCTCTTGTTTACGAACACTTTTGCTCTGTCAAAGCCAATAAAAGGCTTCATTTCCCCACCATCAGCCTGACCTTGAGCGAACTTTTCCATACAAGCAAGGCATTCTTCCGATTGAAGCAGCTTGCGTATTCCTGCATCGTTCTTTTTGAACACATAATCAGCCATATCTTTCGACTTTCACGTTCTGCCCCCATTTAAGGGGAATATTGCCTTGTATTCCTGTCTCTGGATAACCGATAGTCCTAAATCGTTCGCCCCAGATAATCACATCTGTATCAACCCATGAATGCTCATCGCCTTTCGGAACTCCGACAACATAAGCTATCTTCTTGCCGTACATTTCCATTGTTTGTGCGATATCGTCTGTTGAAGGCTGACCGACAAGGCATCCGGGAACGTCTATCAACTCTTCGGTTTCTGTCGGCATACCGAATGGATCCGGAGCGCCTTCTGTTTTAACCGCTAATTGAACCGTTGTTGTTTTCATTCAGACACCGCCAATTCTTGAGCAGGAGAATAAGAGCCGATTTTGTTGCCATATCCGAGAAGCTGTTTATCCATCTTTGACAGATACATTTCTCCGGTTGAACCGCTTGATAACGTCCAACTCTGCGAATAACCAAGTCCCGACATTGAGCCTTGTGTTGCCCCGATAGGAACTCCGGCATCGTCTCCGTCTCCCATTTGCCTGATAACCATCCGACAGGAAACTATCTTTTTTACATCTTCTGTTGCAGAAGCATTAAAGGAATCAATGATAATTGCCGCATCGTCCAGAAGTGTAGCGCACATGGTTTGTTCATCTGCGGACATCGTTCTTGTCATTCTTGCCTGAACATCCGCAACTGTTGCATAAGCCATTTGTACCACCTCACTTCTTAACTGTACGTTTAACTACCTTTTTAGCCACCTTTTTAGGCTTTTCTTCCTGTGTTTCTTCGATAGGCTCTTCTATGGGTTTTTGAGCCGCTGAAGGAGAAGCGGCAAGCCTATGACCTGCCGCCCTATACTCTTCAACTCTCTCATCCGCTACCCAAAACGATGAGCCTGTTCGTTTATTGATGAGCTTAACCATTAAGCATCAACAAGTGCATTGAATACAGATGTGTCAGCGCGGAAGCCAACCTCAATCTCTGCACGAACTGCAAACATATTCTGCTGGAACAGATTGATAACATTGCCGCTACCAAGATCAAGTGTTGCATCGCTTGAGTAGTCAATCTTGACACCCTCAACAGTGCCATATACAGCCTGCGTCCAATCACCGGCAAAACCAAGTACATTAGGAGCAGGAGATGTGCCTGCAACGTAAGCACCCTTTGAAAGCTCTGTTCTTGCACCAAGGATCATGGGAACTGCACCCTCGGATACGTTATTGATGAATAACGGTCTTCTGTCTCCATCAACCGCACCAAGGACTACGCTCTTACCCTGCGGAGCGAGTACGATACCATTCATGATTCCGCCGTGAGCTGCGATATCGCCATCAGCCGCAACGAAGCCTGCATAAGTATCTGTCTCAATATCCTGCTGTGTAACAGAAGCAAATGTATCGAAATCAGATCCGGGAGCAGCACCATTGCCGAATACTGTTGCGTCAAACTTCTGTCCAAGTGCACCGGGGAGTCTGTTGATGAGTGCATCATACAGAGCTGCAACGTCGCGTCTGAACTCATTTGAGAATGGAACGATAACAGCGAGCTTGTAAGCTCTCATAACCTTTGTAGCAAGTCCGGGATTCGAAACGGGCTTTGCGTTTGTTTCGCCAACCCATGATGCTTCGGGATCGCTTGTGATAACGTTGATAGCTACGCCTCTTCCGGGAAGTGCTATCTGCCTTGCAAGTTTCATGATTGCAGAAGATTCCTGTGTCTTCTGAAGGATTTCGTTTGATACGTCAACCGGAAGATCGATTGATGTTCTGTTGGTAGGGGTTCCTACTAATGCCATAATTATTTCCTCTCTTTCATGTTAATTAAGTGCGGCATTCGCCCATTCCGCGAATTGCTGACGGGTAGTGCCTTTTATTGTGTTCTGAATTTCTCCACCATCCTTTACGTTGGGATATGGAGTCGCTGACTTGAACTCAAGCAGTGCTTTTGCCTGTTCAGTGCAAGTCTCTTCGGATTCTCCGCTCAATAAATTGGCAGGGATTCCGTATTGTATGGCAACCGCTTCCCGGATAGTCCGGACCTCTTCGGTATGCTTCATAGCAGACAACTCTGCTTGCAGCTTCTCGGCTCTCTCCGTTGCTTTCTGAAGCTCTGATTTAGCATCCTCTTCGATTTGGTCGAGCTTTGCGGCTTTTTCCTTCAAAGATTCATAATCGGGATATTTTTCACGTTCTCTCTTGAGACGTTCTCCGATGATCTGGTCAAGCTCTGCTTGTGTGAAGGTTTTTTCAGCCGTTTCCGTTGTAGTTTCCACTTCCTGATTCACAGTTTCTTTTGTTTCCATATTCAATTTTCTCCTCTCATGAGTGCTTATCCGTGATAGGCTCACGTTGCCTTTTTTTTGTATGAAAAAAGCACCCTTTCGGATGCTCTAATCAACGTTGATTTCTTCTGCTTCGGATGAATTTCGCTCTTTGCGCTTTTCGTATGCTGACCGCTTCTGTGCGTTTATTTCTTCTTTGTTTTCGGCATAAGCGTCACGGCGCATAGCGTTTAACTTGTCTTTGCGACTTCCGCCCGGATCCGCATCATCATACATTGCCTTATATTCTTCTGGTTCGTAGCCTTCCACATTCAGATTATCGTTAAACCGCACCATATAAGTGCAATCACAATTTGAATGAATATGCTCTGAATGGTTGTTTGCCGCCCATTCGGTCTGGTTCTGCCAACCTCTACTTGCAAGCATGATGCAATATGGGCAAGTATCGCCTGATGGAATCCAAGCGACTTGCGCTCCGGAATGTCTGCGCTTACTTCCCTTGCCTCTCGGTCTGTCTCTGTAAGCATTTGACAGCATTGTGTCTGTGCCTGCCATCTTCACAAGTCTGCCGATGCCTTGCGCAAGAATGTCCTCATTTCCCGTGTTTTTTATGATTCCGTTTACTGTCTTTGCAACCTCGGAATAACTCGCCGTTTCAGCCGGAATTGCAGCCGATACAGGAGCATTTGACAACAAAGCTATTGCATCATACATTTCAGCCGATACCGCCGCTGATGCTTCGCCGTATTTGGTAGCGATTCCATAAGCATAATCAATAAGTGTTTGACGTTCTATGTTGCCATAACCACCCTTGCTTATGATGAATGACCGGAACTCATCAGCCGCTTTATCGTTAATACTCCGCAATGTCGCAATATATCTTTTCCATTCAGCTTGCGTTATTGTCGCCATTTTCTATCTCATTTAGTACAGCCATTCCCCTATTTCTCGACTCTTGAGCCTTGATTCTACGGATATCAGCCTTGTCAAAGCCAATCATCTCAAGGAATGTATCTGTTGATGCAAAGCCTTCCCTTGCTGATGCAATCTTAATTGCCGCATCCGCTGTAACAGCCACACTCGGCATCGCAGGATTCTTGAAATGTGCAACAACGTCAAGCTCGTCCTCGGTTAATTCACTCATTTTGACATTATTCACAATCGCTAACGCCATGAGTGCGATAGTACGGAGTGAATCGCCATTGTCAAGGTTAAGCTGTTCAGCCATTGCCACAAGTGTTTGACTTTGCGCTAATATAGCATCGGAACTTGTTGGGTTTGCATCGTTAACAACTCCCGTGTCCGTAACTGTTAACCCTGTTGCCGCACTATACTGTGTAGCAAGCACTCTTATCATCTCAACGTGTGGAGCAATCGAGCCTTGCGGAAGTTGTCCAAATGTCGGTTTTTCTCCCGTTTCCGGATTTGTTGTTGATGCTATTATTGATCCAACATACGTCCGGAATTTATTATTGATAACAGCATCATACTGTTCATCCGTAACACCGAGCAGATATTTTTGCGGGGCGGTTGAGAACTCAAGGCCAATGGTCGCATTCGCTATCGTTCTGACATAACCATCTATCAATCTGCGGATAGGCTCTTTTATTCTAGACCGTCCAAATGGTTTATTGCTTGTCGCATTCCACTTCAACGCTTCCATCAATGGTCTGCCCATCTTATGCGCATATTTTGTTGCATACCATATCTGTGTACTGTTATTTCGAGCCAAAACCCACACAGCATCATCTGTGTAATAGTTAATGAGCGAAGGAGTCCATGTTATATCTTTATCATCCGGAACAGTATCGATAACAGCAAAACCACAACTGATTCTGCCTTTTTCTCCATCCCATAAAGCCGCTGCTGTCTGCGGAGAATGGAATCGGATCCGGCAACCGATCTGATCGTCAGCCGATAATGTTGCGAAAGTACATCCATACTTCAACTCATCCCGGCAAGCTTTCGCGTATTCTGCAATCAAATCGTTATCGACAACAATCTGGTCAAGCTCTTCGATATCTTCGCCGTTTATTCCGACAAAACCATCAAACATTGACCTTGCCGCAAGCACATCGACTGTCTTTGCACCCCAAGCGCACCCGATTTCAAGTCTTCTCATACCATCTGGAAGCGCAAGACCTAAATTGACATCGTTCAGAGATATCTTGCCTTCATAGTATTTGTTTTTCGTGTAATTCGATGCGGAATGAGAGTTATATACGTTAAGCAACTTCTGAAGCCGATTAACTTCATTCACATCAAAATCAACTATCTGTGCCGGAACAATACTTAATTGCAACATCAATCAATCCTCAAATACTGATCCGCATCTTCCGCGACGGATCTCTTTTGCTATTTTTCGCACCCCAAAACGCAAGCGCACACGCTTCAATCGGCGCGGAATCTTCGCCACCAAATCCCCACCCGCCACCAATGGGACGTTTAGTTGAAGTTATGGCGCTATCCCGGAGTGCGTCTTGTTTATCAAACCATGTGACGGTCTGCTCATTCAGGGCATCAACCAACGTGCTGACCGCCGCAATAACATCCTTCGCTGTCGGTCTGATAACTGAACCCTTCATCCGCCATGTCGGAGCAATTTTATCAACCAACACGTCAACGCCGTTTTTGCCATCAATGACAACACAAGCTGCCTTGCTATATCGTTCGTTCAGCCAATCAGCAAGCCATTGGGTGCCTAATCCTGTCGGTCTTCTGTCAATCAGCTCTATCCTTGCCGGACCTTCCTGCGGAACTACCGCAACGCACAAGGCAACCTCTGATCCGTCCGGGCTGAACTTCACACCGTAGCCAATCTTGCCTTCAGGAGCAACCGATGATGATGAGCAGGCATCCCAAACGTCTTCCGTTATGGCATAATCAACTTTTCTGCTGACTATCGGAGACCACCAACCGAGCCGCTCTCTTGCAAACGTATCCTCATCCATCTGTTCAACTTCTGACTCTATCGTTGACAGAAGGATTCTGCGACCAAGCGCAGGATTTGTTGCCGCCCACCGTTTTGGATCCTTGACGTTGCCGATCTCATTCACGGAGAACTCAAACCAAGCAACTGTCTTTGTCTCTCCGGCAATAGCCTTTTCTCTTATGCCCCGGAACACCGTACCGTCAGACTCGGCATCAGGTGGAGTGCCTGTATAAACCACCTGCGGATTCAAGCTCGCGGATATTGCAGGCAAAAAAGAAGCTTGTGCATTTACATCAAGCTCCTGTGCTTCATCGAATATCAGCAGATCTCCATGCTGTCCTCGTCCACCGTTGCGTGTTCGTGCAAGGAACTTTACCCTTGCTCCGCTCTTCAGCACGATCTGTTCTCTTCCGAGTGCTGTCTTAATATCCTTTACATAAGTCCGTATCTTCGGAGAATCAAAGAAAACTGCCATTTCTTCGAATGTCTCCGTTGCCGTTTTCTGTAAGTGCGCCGTGTAAACAACCTGCTCGTTGTAAAGAATCATGCCTGCTTCAGCTCTGGCTTCAAGAATGCCTGTCTTGCCATTCTGTCGCGGAACTGAACCGCCGCATGTTCTGCATGCCCATTTACCACTCGGCGCGATTGCCAACCAATCGTCCAATAAATCACTCTGCCAAGGATCCGGATGAAAACCACCAAGATTTAAAACCTTGATAGCATCAAGTCCATCACTTGTCAGATATTCAGGAGCGATTCGGACGGACGGTTCTTGACTTCCCATCAGCATTCCTACTGTTGAGGATGTCAGCGATTTCGTCTTCGCTTTCGCCACCTTCAATCTCCTCTATCTCTTTAATTGTTTCCCGGTATTGCTTTGTTATGGATGCAAGCGACCTGTCCTCACAGCTCATCAACGAATCATACAGATGCGCTTCCAACTCTTTCAATTTATCAAGTCTTGTCATGGTTAAAATAACACCTGTGTGTAAATCGGCGCT